GCGCGATGATCTGCTGAACCAGCACCTCCGACAGGCCACTCTTGCGCAGCCTGGTCAGCTGCACCCCGAACTTGGCGAGGTCCGCGCCCTTGGCCTGCAGGTCAGACAGGAGCCCCTTGCCGGTGAGCGTCTGCTGGAACAGGGTGCCGATGTCGGAGCCCTGCTGCAGGCCCTGCGAGATCTGGTCGGCCATGTCGACAGCGGCCTTCTGCTGCTCGACCAACTTGGCGATCGCAGCCGCGTGCGCCTCGGTCGCCTTCTTCGCGGCATCGGCGCGCAGCTTGTACGTGGCATCGGCCTTGTTCGAGGCGTCGGTCGCGGACTTCTGGCGGATCTTCGCGGCGTAGAGCTTGTCCTGGAGGACGATCAGTTCCTTCTGCTCCTGCTTCACCTTCGCGTCGGCCGCGGCGTTCTGGGCGTCCCGGACCTTCGGGTTCTTGGCGGTGCTCTGCACCGCGCGCAACTGGGTCAGGTACCGCTGCTGCAGGGTGATGTCCCTGCTGAGGTCGGTGACGTTGGCCTTCGCTGCAGCCTCGACCTGGTTAGCGCGGACACTCGCGGCACGGGCAGGTACCACGGCAGCGTTGGCCTTCGTCTGCGCGGCGAGGGTGCTGCCGTAGTTGACGCCCGACGTCGGATTGAACGCGATGCCCAACTGCTTGATCAGGAACCCGATGTCGACCAGCCGGCCACCGGGGAGGAACCCTCCGTCAGCGAACGACTTGACCAAGCCGAGCCCGAACGAGGATGCGACCTGGCCGAGGATCGCGGTCGACCGGCTGCGCTTGCTGGCGGCGAGCGGGATGAACGCCTCGCCCTGTGTCTCCGGCTCCGCCCACTGGAAGAGCCCGCCCGGGACGGCCTGCTGAATGATCGCCTGGTCGGGCATCTTGCCGTTCGCGTAGGAAGGGACGCCGCCCGGGTAGTAGCCGCCGTTCGCCTGCCCTGGCGCCTTGACGCCGACGGATTTATTGATCGTGGTCTCGATCAGGTTTTTGTAGGTGTTGATCGTGACGCTCTTGCTCGACGGCAACTGGCCGAGGAGCCCGAGGAGTCCGCCGACCTGGCCCTGTGACGTGGTCGCGCCGGGGGTGGTGACGGTGGTCGACTTCGACTTCGGTGTGAGGCCGAGGAGGTCGTGGTACTTCTGCACCGGAGTCTGCGCGGCACCTGCCGTGTTCGTGACGGCGGTCGGCACGGCGCGCGGGACGAGGCCGAGGGCCGTCTTGTAGGTGTCGACCTTCGTCTTCGCCGCGGGTGCGTCGTTCGTGACCTTGGTGTCGACAGCCTTCGGGATCTTGATGAACTGCTCAGCGAGCGCCTTGGCTGCATCCTTTGTCAGCCCCATCTTGATGCCGGTCGCGACGAACGACGCGCGGGCCGCTACCGCCCCGTCGGTCAGCGTCTTTTGGGACGCATTCGCATTCAGGTACGACTCGGACTGCTTGTTCGCTGAGGAGGCGATCGCGTCGAGGGCGGCCTGGTTCGCGCGGCCCTTCGCGGTGCCGATGTCGAGAGTCTTGCCGTTCTCCTTGATAGAGGCGGTCGCATCATCGATCGCTGCCTGCACGCCACGCTGAGCGTCGCGCACGCCGAGGACGAGGTTCGGCACCAAGAACAGGGCGGCGATGTAGTTCTTCAGCTCGGTGGCAGCAATGTCAGCCGCACTGGCAGTGGCATCCAGCCCGAGGGCCAGCGCCTTGGTGCCGGTAGCGGCGGTCGCAGCACCCGTCCCAGCGGCGTCGGCCGCAGCCTGCGCGGTGCCGAGGTTGGAGACGTAGCCGGGCAGCAGTCCCTGGACCTGCTCGAGCGACAGGCCCTGCGCCTGGGCCGCATCGGCGATCACCTTGAACGCACCCTGAGCGCCTTCGACGTTGCCGGACGACACCAGCGACGCGAGCGCATCGTCGATCGCCTTGACGCTCTTGGCGTTCCCGTCCAGTTGCGGGATGTCCACGTTGAGCGCGGCCTTGAAGGTGGCACCGAGCCCCTTGAGGTCGGGGCCGCGGCGGGAGATGCCGTCGAGGGACGCACCGAACCGGTCGGCGAGGGCGCCATTGGCGACCGACGTCTTCCCGAGGGTGTCGAGGTCCGTGGCGAGCTGGGTCAGGTTCCCCTTCGGCACGTTCCCGAACGCCTTGTCCAGCGCATCAGTCAGGGCCAGTAGCCCGACAACGGCGGCACCAACAGCGCCAGCCTTCGTCAACGCTCCCAGCGCGGCGCCGGTCCGGGCGGAGGTCACGCCAAGCGTCGCCATCGCCTCACGTGCAGCGTCGAGGCCCGTCAGCATCTTCAGCGCGATGCCGACAACGAGACCGCCGGCCGCCAAGATCGCGAGCAACCCAACGGCGGACTTCTGCACCGGCCCAGGCAGGCTACCGAAGAACGTCGCCAGCGAAGCGATGCTCTTGGACATTTCCGCGATGATCGGCAGCATCGTGGCGCCTGCCGTGATCGCGGCGTCCTTGATGTTGTTCCACGCGATCTGGATCTGCGACGCCGTGGTCGCGTACCGCTTCTCGGCTTCCTGCACGAGGGCCGTGTTGTCGCGCCAGCCGGTGTTGCTGGTGTTCAGCATGTCGGCGAGGTTCGTGCCGGACTCGGCGAGGCGCAACACAGCGTCGCGCTGGCGGATCTCGGTGATCCCCAACGCGGCGAGGGTGCCGTTGACGTCGCCACCGGCCTTGTGGATCTGGCCGAGACCCTCGATGAACGCCTGCGTCGCGCCGGATGCGTCGGTCTGCCACTTCGCCTTGTACTGGTCAGCGGACATGCCGGAGACCTGCGCGAAATCAGTCAGGCCCTGGCCGCCCTCGGACACCGCCTTGTCGATCTTCGTGAAGACCTGGCTGATCGCCGTACCGCCAGCCTCAGCCTCGATACCGACGTTCGCGAGCGCCGCCGCATAGGCCAAGACCTGCTGCTCGTTGAGGCCGATGAGCTTCCCGGACCCGGAGATCCGCTGCGCCATCGAGATGATGTCCTTCTCCGTCGACGCGCCGTTGTTGCCCAGCGCCACCAACGCGGCACCCAGCCGGCCAACGTCCTTCGGCGCCGTCCCCATCACGTTCATCAGCTGCGCGATCGAGGTGGCGGCCTCGTCGGCGGTCAGGTTGGTGCTGATGCCGAGGTCGACCATGACCTTCGTGAATGCTGCGATGTCCTGACGCTTCACGCCCAACTGCCCGGCGGCCTCAGCGACAGCGGCGATCTGGTCATGCGAGATGGGCAGCGTCTTCGCCATGCTCCGCAGTTGGCCTTCAAGCGCGGCCATCTGCGCAGTGGAGCCGCTGACGGTCTTCGTGACCCCGGCCCAGGCCGACTCCCAGTCGATCGCAGCCTTCGCGGACAGGGCGAGACCTGCGGCGGCGGCGAGGCCCATCTTCGTCGCGCCATTCGCCAGGGTGTTGAACCCCTGCGAGTTCTTCTGCGCCGCGGTGCCGAGCCTGTCGAGACCTGCGGCGCCCGCCTTGCCGACCTCGTCGACCTTTTTGCCGACCTTGTCCGCAGCGTCGCCCAACTTGTTGACGGCGCCGACAGCCTGGACTCCGAACCCAGAGACGAACCCACCGACGGTGGCTTCGAGCTTGACCCGCACGCTGCGATCGGTCATGGGTCACCGCCTTCCGGGCTCGTTGATTACTGGGGCGGCTCTCCACAGGCGGCCAGCGGGCTTGGCCTGGTTCAGTGCGTCTGCGGGTTTCGACCCGCCCTCGATCGCCTGGTGGTAGGCGACGGTTTCGCACCTGTTGCATTCGTCGTAGGTGACGTGCCACGACACGTGCTCCGTGTCGGTCGTCTGGTCCAGCGGGCCACCGCACCCGGGGCATTCGTTCGCCTTCACCTCGGCGAGTGCCATGAGGTGGTCGCGGTCGTAGTCGCTGAACTCGGGCTCAGGCTCCGCGTAGAGGAGGCGCCCGTCGTCGTCGTAGTGGTAGTGCGTGCGGGGTTCCCAGCCGAGGAAACGGCGCAGGGAGACCCCATGGGCTATCGCCTGTTCGAGGACGTGCCGCTTCGCTGGCGACTGCGCGAGTTGGCGTCGGAGAAAGGGGCGCTCAACGTCCGCAGGTTCACTTCGTTCGCGGCGGTACAAGCCATTATCCGCTCACCTGCGCTGAGCGTCTCGAGCAGTTCGGTGAGGTCCATCTCGACGATGTTGCCGTCGGCATCTTCAACCTTCGTCGCGGACGCGAGCATCAGCGCGTCCGGCCACGTCAGGCTGTTGATCCCGCTCTCGACGTCCTGCTCGTTGCCCTCACGCGGCGGGTGCTCCTTGAGTAGCGCGTCGTAGTCGACGGCCTTCAGCGCGGTGAACGTCACGGTCACACTGGCCGCATCGACAGCGGCCTCAGCCTCGGCGACGGCTTTCGCGGCGGCCTTCTTCCGCTTGGTCAACTCGGGGTCAACCGCGACCTTGCCGCCCGCGCGCCGGTCGGCGTTCTCCTCGGCCGTCGCGACGAGGACCCCGACGGCTGCCAACTCCTGGTCGGCGAGGGCGAGGTCCATCGACAGGCTGGCAACGAGGCAGATGTCCATCCGTCGCGACGCGCGGCCCTTGGTGGAGGTCTTGCGGTCCTGCAGTAGTGCTTGGAGGGCACTGTGATCGGGCATGGGTACTCCTGGGCTCGGTGCGGGGCTCGGTGGGCTCGGTGATGGCGCAGAGAAGAAGGCGGGCGGCCCGAGCCCGGGTACCGCCCGCCCTCGTACATGGGGGCCGGTCAGGCGAGCGCGACCTGCTTGCGGACGACGCCGGTCACTGCGACGGGCTGCACGATGCGGATCTTCGCGAACTCATCGTTATCGGCCAGCTGGACCTTGTTCTGGACGCCGAAGATCTGCGGCCACACGTCGACCTTCTGCGCCGCCGTGAAGTCGACGGTCTCCGCGTCGAGGCCGTACCGCACCACGAAGAATCCGGTGACGCCCGGCACGAACAGCTCCATCGCCTTGTTGCCCGCGGCCGAAGCGGCGGCCTGCGGGTCGGCGATGTACATCAGGTCCGCGATCGTGGACTTCTCGCGGCCCAGGGTCTCGAACGTCTGCTTGCTGCCCACGCGGCGGTCCTCGCCTCGGGCCTGGTCGCCGGTCGGCTGGAACTGGCCAGCGATCAGGAAGAACGAGATGTCGAGCGCGCCGGCGGCGGTGACCTCGACGACGGTGGGTGCGGTCGGTACGGCGAGCGTCGGGACCCAGGCCACCTTGAGGTTGCCCTCGGCCTTGACGCCGCTCGGGATTGTGACGGACATGTCAGGACTCCTTGGTGGTGGCCGTGCGGCCGGTGGTGGTGGTGGTGGGGGCGGGCTTCGCCTCCGGGTACTTCGGGGGGATCAGGTCGCCGTGGACATCGGCGGCGGACTCGTCGAGCTTGGTGAGGCCCTCGACTGCGGTGCCGTAGGTGCTGTACTCGTGTCCGGTGACGTTGTCGCGGACGCGGATCGGCTCGGACATGTCGTTGCTCCTAGAGGCTGGTTTCGAGGCGGTACGGCATGGGCATCCAGTAGCGGATGTCGCCGGGGATGCTCTGGTCTGGCGGTGGCTGCTGCGGGGTGGCGTCCTCTTTGCAGCGGGGCGCGTTCGGGTCAAGCGGGTCGCCGAGGCGGAGGCCGGTGATCTTGGCTCGGACCTTGTCGACGGTCGCTGAGCATGCGCGTGGACTGTTGCGGGAGACACAGGTGATCTGGAACCCGCCAGTCAGGTCGGTCGCTTTCCAGCCGACGCGAGTCGATGCGGCGCGACTGCTGCCCATCCAGAGCACGGCGTAGTTCGTGGCCGGGGTTTCCGGGACGATCCCGTCGTACACGGTCAGCGCCGAGCCTGCGATCGACTGGAGCGCGACCCAAACCGACTCATGGACCTGCTCGACGTTCACAGGACCTCGTCCGCGATCTGCTCCATAGCGGCGACCAGACCGGGCGAGCGACGGTCGAATGCGGGTCCAATGAACGGCTGCGGCGGCATGCGCGAGGTCCCGTATTCTTGAAAAATTCCGTAGGTGGCCGTTGGGCCGATCTCAGCGGCGAGCGGGCCGAGGACGTCCACAGAGATGGAGCTCTTCAGGTTGCCGGTGTCGACCGGGGCCAGCGCCTTCGCGTCGGCCTCGATGTCGAGCGCGGTCTTA